TTGTAATGTCTTCTACAACCGAAGCACGACGGAAGAACTTGAGAACCTTTTGGCTGAAAATTTCCGGTGCGAAGTTACCGGAAGGCAGGTTATTATAACCTGAAGCACTATTGAATGCCATTGGTTCTTTCCTTCCTGTTTGAGGTTAGGTTAGTTGTTGGGGTCGATCCGTCCCTCTTGACGTGCAGCGTCGAGTTCCTCTTCGAGTCTCTCGAACTCCCACGGCTTGAGGCTGCGGATTTCAGAAGACTTCCAGATGCGCTTCTCTCCGCCCTGTTCTGCAACGATGTCCCTAGCTTTAGGGGCACGTACAGAAGTTGCAGCATCGTTTTTCGCTCTGCTAGTCTTCTTTTTTGAGATTCCTGCGTCTGCTTTGTACAGATCAAGAACTCGTGAGGCCCAACGAGCGTCGGTATTGTTTTTGTAGATACCATCCGAAATAGATTCGGGTTGCTCTTGTAGCCAAGCTAAAAACTTGTCGTCCGATTTGATCGTATCGAAGTCAGGGTGATTAGCTGTTAGTTCGCGGTAAGCAGCCTGTACTACCGTTTCCTTCTCACGCTCCTTGATAACCTTCAGTTCTTTCTGGAGTTCGTTGGTGCGTTCACTGGCTTGCATCGCTGCTACAGTTTCTACTACACCATACACATCAGGGTATTGCGCTTTGAATTCTTCCAACTCTTCAACTGTCTTCGGCATAGGCACGTTTGCCTGTTTCGTTGCCGCTTCTAGCTGTTGTCTTTCCGCCTGAAATTCTGCGAGTTTTGCATCGTAGTGCCGCTTCAAGTCATCGTATCGCTTCTTGTAGTCGTGATCCGGTTTCTCTTGCGTCGTCTCTACAAAGCTTGTAGATTCAGGTTGGTCGGTATCTTCGCTTGCTTCTACCTCCGGGGTATCGTCGTCGTCTTTGTAAACGTCCTCACGATAGTTGCCTTTGTAGAGAGTATCGCTATTGATAGTTCCGAAAGAGTCGTTCGGCTTGTTGGCTCTTGCGCCACGTACTTGTTTTGCCATTTTATTACCTCTGGTTAGCGGGGCTACTTTGGCTTGTAGGTAGCCGCTCCGGTTGTGTCAGGGCCGCGTTGCGGGTAGCTGACGAATTCTATTTATTAATGCCCAATTCTTTTTTAGCAGCGTAGTACTTTTGCATTGACGCATCATTGCCAAAGTGTTTTCGCACCAAGTCTTCTTCCGACTTGCTCATTCCTGCTTTGTATCTCATGTACAAACCAGCAAGGGTGGGGTAGTGCTTTTTATGTTCTTCTAGGGGTATATTGCCGTAACCTAATCCCCGATACTTAGCTTTTTCTTTTTCTGAGGCGTTTGTCTTTTTAGATGATCCTTCTGGACCTACGTAAATATCTCCATATTTTTTTACGTTAAGTGCGTTACGCCCTTCTGCAATTAATTTTTCGTAATATTTTTTAAGTCCCGGCTCAGTTTTAAATGCTAGGTCTAGTTCTCCAAACCTGTCAGTTTTCATAGCCTCTAGTGTTTTCTTTGTAATTTGAAGGGGGCCAAATGCAGAAGATTCTTTGCCTGTTTTATCGGACCGTGTAAAGAAATACCCTTCGTTTCGATCCTCATACCCCCTAGTTTCTACAAGAGTCAGGGCTTTTTGCACTGCTCCTATATCAATATCATTAACAGTATACGGGGGTAATCCTCCTGAATCGTACTCTTTCTGCTGTATAAAGCCTGAGGGAGTGGGCGTTGTTACATTCAAGCCTGACTTCATTAGTTCGACTGCAGAAAGCGGCCCAGCATAACGAAGCATACCTCCGCTATTGTATCCCCCTATAAATCCTCCCTGCGCTGCAGCCTGACGGCGTTCCACTTCGGGCTTGCCCCTGTTGTTTTCTTTTTCTAGGGCAGCGTATCCGCCAAATTTGCCGATATCGTCTACGTCGATAACGTATTCGCCCTTAGAGAGGGCTACGTCCATCATCTTGCCACCCTTTGCAGCCTTGCGTTTTTGTGGGCCTTTGGGTAGCTTGCCTTCTTTTTGTAGGCGTTCTGTGGTTGGTGCGTTGAGAACAAACGATCCTACACGGACACGGTGGTTCTCTGTGTCGGCAACTGTAGTGCCCTTTGCATAGTTCTGGGGTGGGCCGTCTACGAAGCCGGTAGACTGTATAGGGTCAACTTTGCCACCTTTGTTTTTTTTTACGATGCCGCCCTTGCGGTATTGATCCACATCCATGCCATCGAATAATTCTTCCCCAAGAACACCCCGCACAACTCGTGCAGCAGGTGTTTCCATAAAGTCTTGCAGTACAGCGTAGTCTTTTTTGTTTAGTTTCTTTACGCGACTCAAAACTCGCTGCTGATACTTATTCATTTCTTTAGACACAGAACAATCCTTCCCACAGCGTAGCAAACAGGCTCCCAAAACGCTCTTTCGATACGTCCTATCGGATGACGTTTACCCTTCTTCTGCATCCAAATGTCTGCAGTGCGACGACGAGCAATCCCTTCCAATATATTACGAACAAACTTGCGAGGCCTAGTAACGCCGCCGTATCCGTATGTTACGAGGGGCTGAAAGATAGCGTGATATCCTGCTTGATACTCAGGAGCCATGTCACGACTGTGTGCCAGCCAAATAGCTTGACGGAACGAGCCAAAACCGTAGGCTTGGTTCATGGCTGTGCAAACAATTTTGCCGCCACCGCCATCGTCGTCATCGTCGTCCGGTGAAGTGCCACCTCCCGGCGCACCTCCGGGACCACCATATGGATCGTCTGGGCCGCCTGCATAGGGTGGAGGCGAGGACGGGGGAGGTGCGCTTGATGATGTATCGTCATCGTCGTCCGGTGAAGTGCCACCTCCCGGCGCACCTCCGGGACCACCGTAGGGATCGTCTGGGCCGCCTGCGTAGGGTGGGGGCGAAGGCGGGGGAGGAACAAAGGAGTCATCGTCCGGTTGAGACGGAGGGCTTGGGTCCATTCCCGGATCACCCGGATAAAAATCATCTGGTTGAGAGGCGGGAGGAGAAGTCGGAGGAGGAACAAAGGGATCATCTACACCGGGGCGGAAGTCTCCTGCCCCCGCATCATCCTCTGGCGGAGTAATGCCTGTATCAGGGTCTGGATCATCATCAAAATCAGGCAGTGGGGGCTGCGGAACAGGAGTAGCAGGAGTATCTGTATCAGGGTCAAAGTCTCCCGCACCCGCATCACTCTCTGGCCCTGTAAGACCTGTGTCGGGGTCTTCATAGTCTGATCCCGGAGGAACAGCAGGATCAACAGGAGGCTGATAGTTCATGGCAAGAAGCTGATCTATAATTTGTTTTCTCTGTCCGGCAGTCAAGCCCTCTGGGAGTACGCCTGAAAGTACGTATCCACCAAAAGGTCCGGGTGATACGCCAATAATGCGATTACCCAACATTCCTACACCGTATCCAGCTTCTCCTGCTCTCATTTTATTTTGAATGTTGGTAAGATTTTTTTTAGATATCGCTGATCCCGCAGCGATAAATGGATTAAATCCCAGAGGGGATAGTCCTGCTCCCAGATACTTATCCATACCTACAAATCTGTCGCCTACGTCGGCTCCGATACCCGTTACGTCTAAGGCTCCGGTGTAGTAAGTTTCGCCGTCTTCTCCTCCCACGCTCGTGCCAGAGTAAAATGAGTCAGGACTTGTATAGTCTGGTGTGGGACGAAAACGATCACTGATGTCCATCCGTTCTTCGTCGTCAAACGGACTGGGAGCCTTCACTGTTGGCCGCGTCACACCGGGAGTCGTGCCCAGTAATGCGCCTGATGCAATATTTTTTAAAAACTGTGAAGCCATTACTCTTTTGCTCTTACTGCTGCATCATAATCAGCCTTGAGGCCCTTGATCTGTTCCAGTGAAGTTATCCTCCCCTGCAGCCGGAACACTTCCAGTTCCGATTGTGCCGCCACCAACGCCCGAAGCGTCATCTGGATTTGCTCCCGGAGGTACTCCTCCAAGCTGTCCCACGCCTCCTTGTTCGCCACCAGTGGGCTGACCTTGCTGGCTTGCTTCTTGTTGAGCATTGGCTAGTCCTTTCAACATCTCTGCAAAAATCTGTGCCTCATTCATGTCGTTTACGAGGCTGTCCGGATCGATGTCCTGTGCTATGGCAAGTTCACGCATAAGGTTTGGAATCTTGATGAATGGTGCTAGCATTGGGTTCGATACGGTCTGCAGCAGGGTGGTAAGTCTCTGACTGCGTACTTCCTTCTGCATCACTGCAGCTACACCACGAGGCTTGATCTCTAAGTCACCCTCAATCTCCGGTGAAGAATCGTTGAACTGCATGTTCCACTGGAAGTATGCCTCACCCAGCGGCTTGAGAAGCTGGTCATCTATGTTCTTGATGACTGTCTTCAAGGACAAACTGGCCCCACCTAACAGCATAGACAGACCTGACGCGGTGCGTCCCGTGCCAGTTACGCCTGTCTGACCGTGCATAATCGACGGCAGTCCTGTCTCTTCGTCAGCAAGCTGTCGGCTAATCTGATACATCTGAATATTCTCAGGTGCCGTATTTGGAAACTTGAGGCCATTGATTGCTGTGCCGGTAACGCCTGACTGTCTGCGGAATATCTTGCCGGGGAAGATATCCATGTTCTGTCCGGGAACCAACGATGCTTCATCAACATCGAACACAAGATTGCCAGCAAGAGCGAGGTTGTCAATTGCCATACGAACGTGGCCGTTCATCAGCAGTTGAGCGTCTTCCATGTTTTCTGCTACGCCAACACCCCACACTTGGTATGGATTGATTTCGTATGGAAAGACTTGATAGGGTATGCGGGCTGGTGTGAAGGGATTTAGGACACAGCGAAGAATTATGGTTCCGCATGTCCAGACGTTCACCTGTACCTGTTCAAACTCACTCATGTCCGAAGGGACATCTAAGCCAGATTCTCGTGCTAGTTTGGCATCTAGGAAGCCCCAGTATTCTAGGATTTCGTAACGGCTATCCCCTACGTAGGGTTCTGTCTCTTCCTCACGAATCGTATCTTCGTAGTACTTGTCTTCGTAGTTAGGCCCTTTTGCTAGACACTCTTCAATAGCATCAGCGTAGAAGTGGGGCTGTGTTATTAGGTTACGAAGTTGTTGACGGTTCATACGGTGTCGTTGGATTACGTACTCGCAGTCGTCAATACTTGTAGCTGACGGATCAGGATGAAAATCCCACGCAGATACGTGTTCTATGCGCGGTACAACCCGCTCGTATGGATTGTACATACGTCCCTCTGGGCCGTTCTCCCAGCGGTGTATTCGCTTGTAGTGATTAAATGGTCCCTTGACGATGCCCGTACCCAAGAGTGCGGACTCGAAGATAGCACTGCGTAGTACGTTCACTGCGCGAGTGTCGAGAAGTTGATCGTGAATCATCTTCTCCATGTTTAGTGCGGCATTTTGTGCAGGCTTAATTTGGGGTTCGCCGACAAGGGCTGGTCCCTCAGACAAAGGGGCATTTCCGTACTTGCCTGCTAGACCGCCCAAGAAGTCTCCAGATGGTGTAGCCTGTGTAGCACCAAATGGAAGTTCCCTTCCATCACCGGCAAAACCATACGGGTCTTCCTGTGGCTGCATCTGATCTAGGGGAGTGGTTAGATGCGCAAACTCCGATATACCTTCTGGTATAGGAGTCGGTTCTATGACCAGTGGAAACTTTTTGTTGGCAAAGAGGATGTCTACAATCTGTCCGTATGCAGCAAGAACCTTAGTCTTTGTGATCTTGATAAATACCCTCGACTTCTCGCTGTCACGATACTGTGTAGTAGAATCATAGATGCCTCGAAAGTTCTTATACGCTCTCAGCCATCGCTGTTCGTATGAAAATCTTCCGTTCTCTGCCTCGTCGAACCGTGTCTTGACGTACGCTGCCAACCCCGGCATCTGCTCTTCGGGTTCGACAAGGGGTACAGCAGTATCGTCTGCAGGTTCTAAAAAGTTATCGGACATGTCGCTTCCTTAGTAGTCGCGTTCGTCTGCCATCTTAAACAGTGAAGCCTCTACAGTTGGCTTGGTTTGCTTTTTAGGCATAGCTTCGATCATCGGTCCTGTCTGAACACGAGTATCAAATTCCAAGCTTTCACGATAGAGAGAGGATGCACCCTCGTCCTTATCGACGCTTGTCTTGTCAGCGTTCATAATGTACGCTGCACCAAAGTTGTAGTTGTTACCGGCCATTCTTGCCTCCGTTGAGTGTTTAGCGGACTACGCCGCCGTAGAGAAACGATGGTGCTTGATCCATCGCGGTTGTTTCCCCTCGCATCGCATTAGCGCGGGCTTCGGGAACTGGTACGAACCCTTGTGCAGCCATGTCAGGCGCAGGGGGTGCGGGATCGGGAATTTTCGGGGCGGGCGCATCTGCGGCCTGTTGGCTGAAATCAATTCGGGGAACCATGCCCAGCACAGAAGCCATTTGGAGTGCTGTCTTTCCTGCTCCCTCCGGATCAGCGACAGCACCCGTAACCATTTCGCCAACGACGCCTGCGCCACCTCCCATGCGAGACACAAAACTATCCTCAGGCTGTCCCGTCAGTTCTGACGTAAAGGTGCGGCCTTTTTGTTCTGCAATGTCATAGCTTTCTTTGTCTACAACACCACCAATCAAGTCAAACAGCGGGCCGGGGGCGGACTTGGCCATAGCAAGCCCCGTAGTTGCTGCTGCTATAGCACTAGATTTGAGAGTCTTCTTAGCTGAAGAGAACTCTTCTGCCATATCAGCTAGGAAGTCATCAAACATTCCTGATGCTTGTTCTTTTTTTGCCGCTGCTGCTGCCTCTTTACTCTGCGCCTTTGCAACAGCGAGTGCCTCACTCTTTGCTACAGCCTGATCAATTTTTTCTTGGTCTATACCGGCCCGCGTTTCTACAGCAGCACTCTCGTCAAGAGCAGCCTGTAGGTCAGAAGCTGCTGCACTCGCTCTTAATTCAGACCGTCTAGCATTCCTAACTTCGTCGATAAGTTCAACATCAACTTCAGTTAGTGGTCCTACATTTTGATTAGCAGGAGTAGGAACAACATCAGAGCCGCGAGGTAAAACCTGAAGTTTAGGTGAACCTACAGCAGTTAGGTTGTTTGCAGAAACATTCAAACTAGCAGGCAGTTCGTTTAAGGTTTCTAAGCCCATTACTTCGGCCATCATGTTGTGAAGGCCATTGAGAGCTTGTCTTTCCGCACTTCCCTCGCCAGTTTCAATCGGAGATATGTAATTTGCGGCAGTCATTTTTTTGACTGACCCCATCATCTCATCGTAAGAGGCATGTCCCATAACTGTACTTACGGGTATACCCATGTTGAGTTCGCCAACCATAAGAGACGGAACAATCTTACGTATATCACTCGCACCAACAAAGGGACGGGGCTTCCCTCCCCCTAGTATCTTTTCGTACTGTTTAAACTGATCCCTTATTCCGCCTGCTACTTTTGTAGCTGTGGTCATTTGCGCCGTTGTACGATCAAATATTACGGACTGGCCGTTTGCTACGGCTGCAGCGTGTGCGTCTCTGAGTATCTCTAGGGCAACTTCGGGAAGTTGAATTGCCCCCCTAATTTTATTACCCCTTCTCCACTCTTCTTTAAATTGTCCTGTTTCGAAATCAAAATCATCTATACCTATTTTTCCTACTTCTCCCGGACGAAGGGGCACAAGGAAATTAAACGCTACGGCAGCGCGGGTTTGAGGATCGGGGATTGCATTAATACCCTTGATAAATGCGGGTATAGCATCTTGAGCGGGAGGAACAGCTTTGGGCTTCACACGAGACTGCCCAGCTTCGCTGGTGCCACGAGGCTGCACGGCAGTAGCCAATTCTAGTTCAGTCGCTCTTCCTGATGCCCCATACCCAATCTTGTATGAATACTCCGCACCCTCTTCAGATTGTGCAGCAAGCTTGCGGAGTTGCTGTTCAGCAGCACCTAGTTCGACGAACTGAGCATTCTTACCCTGCTCGTTAAGATCACGAAGAAATTTATCAGTTGATACAGTTGACCAGTTGTCGTCTAGGCCATACCCCATCGCTTTAATTCTGTTGAGTGTAGCACCGGGATTTTTCCGAATAGAAAGAGCCTCACGAATAGTAAGCGTACCATCCGCAGCCTTCGCTCCTATTTCAATCTTGCTTGCCATTTAGTATCCGAATACTTCGTCTTGGACTTGGTGAACTTGGTTCTTGATCGCATGGAGTTGCTGGTGTATCGAAGCGTAGCCACTCATGCGTGTCATCATTCCGTAGCGCAGGGCATCGTATGCGTGGTCTTCTGCCTTCGTATCTACGTCTTCGCTGTTCGTCTTGGAGAGTGGTATGCCTGCAATTTGCTTGACGATGTTCTGACACGATGAGAAGAAGCGTAGGCGTGGCTCTTCTGTGTATGGATCGTCAGCGAGGCGGCGGTGTATTTCCATCTTTCCTTGAATGCGATTGCGGTCTGATGGAGTCCAGCGCACACCCTCACGCATCATCACTTCTGCAATTGACGGCCCGAAACCCGTCTTGTTCCAACATGACGAGTCGAGGACCGTGTAGTGAGGTAGAGGGTCTAGTTGTTCCGCTTCTAGTATTCTAGCGGCTAACTCCTCTGCTGTCAAGTGCTTTTGGTATAATTCTCTGTATATCCAAATATTGTTGTCCCAGTCGATAGCACCCCAGAGAACACAGGATGGTGCTGCGTATCCGTAGTCGGCCATACGTATGCGAGGCCAGTTCGTTGGCAAGTCGAATGCTTCGACAACATGCTTGGATCGTGAAAATTCTGGGAAGGCCGCTCCCTCCGCCACGTCCCAATCCCCTTCAAGAAGCCTCTTCCGCTCGACTTCCGGGAGCGACCTGAGCATAGCCTCGTACTGGCCGTCTGCCATCAGGTAGGGATTGTCAGTCAGCCTTGCTGGTACGAACTTGCGGTAGAACAGGGGCTGACCAGCCTTTTCGTGACCCGCAGGCCACACAAAGGGATTTTTTGTTTCTACGTCGAAGGCAGGAAAAGGCTTGTTCTCTGGTGTTCCTTCGATGTAGGTCTTCTTGACCCACCAACCACCCACTCCTCCGGGGTTGGCTGTGCAGCGCATGTACAGGTGTTGCTGGAGTTCAGGATCAGTAGCACGAAGGCGAGAACGCAGGTAATCCCAGACATAAGGTGTGGGGTACTGCGTAATCTCATCGATGCCTATCCAGTTGAATGCCTGTCCCTGAAAGCGGGTTACGTCCTTGTCTTTGTCGAGGTAAGTGAACCAGATGGTTGCACCAGAGGGAAAGACCCACGTAGACTTCGACTCACGAAACTTCGCACCGGGAAATGCCTTGACGTATAATTGACGTGACTTATCGATCAGTTCGGTTAGTTCGTCGAGAGTACGCCTAAGAAGAAGCCCACGATGATTAGGGTTGTGGCAGAAGCGCAGAGGATCGGCCAAGAGAGCGAAACTCTTTCCGCCACCCGCTGCTCCACCATAGAGAACATCTCGTTCACTCGAACTGAGAAACTCTTCTTGGGGTCCACTGTTGGGACGGAATACGATCTGTGCATCATCCACCAAATCTGCAACGGCTGCAGGCAGGTCATCCAGATCACCCTGATCAACGACTGTCGTATCTTTTCCAACAAGGGCCTTCTCCACTTTGCCTATTTTGGTTTCGAGTTTGCGGGCGTAGCGACGTTTGTCCTCTGCCGCCTTCGTTGTCTTGGCTGCACGACGCTTGGCTGCGTTGAGTTTCTTTTGGGCAGCACGTCGGGCACGTTCCTTTGTAGACAGGTTGTACGTGGCTTTGGGTGCGTTGGGGTCTTTCTTAGGACGACCCGCCATCGATCACGACCTCTTTCTTGGGTGGCAGCAGGACAACGCCGTGTACTGCAGCTACGTTGTGGTTGATTGTCTCCTGCTGCTTCACTCCTACCCTGTTTAAGAGGCTCTCAGCAGCCTTGAGACGCAGATCATCACCGCGTTCGGGGGCGGGGTTGTCAATTGTGTCTACGAGGCGTGTAGCGGCCTTGTAGGCATTCATAGACAGGATGTCTTTCGTGCGATCTACGATCTCTTCAGCGAGTGTTTTGCGTAACCAGACTGCACTGCCCTTCGAGTAGCCCGCATCTACGGCTGCTTGGGTTACGTTGCCACCGTTTTCGAAGAGAATGTCGAGGAATTGCGTCTGTTGGGGCGTCAATTCACGCTTTTTTGGTGTTTGTTGGGGCAGGAGGTTCATAACTTAAGTCGATTCCTGTTTGGCAGGGGTACAAGTCGCGGCTACGATGACTTTTCCGGGCGTAACTGCGCGTATTTCACCTATCATCTGGACAACACGGGTCGCACAGTCACCCTCGTCGAGGTACGGACCCTTGATATCGGTGAATTGTGTGCATTCGTTGGGGCTGTGAAGCCAACAAGCGAATATCATAGCCGTGAACATAGCTGTTTTCCTAGAAGTGAAGAAGGGTGAGACGCATTCATGTCCGCTACCACTGGGTTAGTACAACTGAATTGTCGTGTAGTGGGGTGGTCCGACATAAAAATGCGGCTCACGTCAACAGTATAGGGACTTTTTACATGTGTGTCAACTTTTTTTCTTGACAAAATTAAAATCAGACTGTACTATGGGCATAGGCCCGCGGGGGTAAACCCCATAGGTACCCTCCGACAACCATCGGGTACTCCCCAACGTATCCTTTTTACTCATATTGATTACTATACTCGACACAATTGCTGTCGGGATTGCATACAGATACTGGTACTCCCCCGGTGGCCTTAGCGACCCCTATGGGCCGTTCCCCATCGGTGATGCCAAGGTGGCCAACAATTCGACAAACCCAAACAAAGCCCCGCCGGATTCACTCTTGCATGTGCGTCTGGCTCTTTTTTTTACCATCCGCCGACAATTTGTCATGTGCCTTACTTCATGGGGCGTGTGTCACGGGCAAAAAGCGCAGCAATCCCCGAACAAGTAACCCGCCAGATTATCCCGCCTAAACAAACCCGTGCGGTATTTACTGGCATCCGCACAAAAAAAGACCCCCGCCACTAAGGGACGGGGGCAAGGTTGGGAGGAAGATTGCCGGGATATTAGCCCCTCACCGGCAGGGTAACTCTTCAGTCGTCTTTCGAGACTGTAAACTGTGCGGACGCAATAGAGCGGGGGCTGCTGCTCATCCACTTCTGCAAGCCGATTGCATCCATGAAAGTATCTAGGGCATCGATCTGGCTTTCAATGCCGGTAATCATTGTCCGGATTGTGCGGATTTCCTGTTCGGTAATCGCGAATACCTTCCTAGCTTCAGATGTAGTCAGTTCGTTTTTGATTTGTGTATTCATTGTTATAGTTCCTCTTTACCTAGATGTGTGAGGCGGGCAACCGCGCCCGCCCCTGATTATAAGCACAAGTCATGCAGCCTTTGCAAGCCGATAAATCTTGGCATATCCCCCGCGATGATTGCCGGTGTTGCGCCTGTCGATCTGATAGCCCATCTTTTCAAGCTGCCAGAGATAGGTATAGACGGTTTCTTTCGTGATCCGCAAATTACCGGCAAGGGTAGGAACCGCGATATAGCCAGCCTCTAAGAACCGAAGCATCTTCTTCTGTGTTGAATTCAAGCGGACAGTTACAACGTCTTTCGGCTGCAGGCCGGATTCGTGCAGCGGCTGGCTTGTTTGTTCAGCGAACAATTCGCCCCGCATCTTGCTTATGATCCGGTCCCGCTCGTCACTCCTAATAGCAAGTTCGAAACGATCAGCCAGTGTCTTCAGTTCTGAGAGTAGTTCTGGTGGATACTTCATTGCGTGTGTTCTTTCTGCCCATCGGGCATTGCCTAGCCGAAAACAGCTAGAATGATTAGGACCAGTAGAACGATCCAGACAAGTTTAAACGTAGATGCAATTATGTCATGCATTTAGGACGCTAACCCTTCCAAGTACTGCCAAGACGGACCACCAACAATGGCCCGCACTTGGTCGTTGCGTGTGTACCTTTTCCGCTCGTTGCGGCCAGTTTCACGGGTATCTGGCAAATGTGTTGCCCAGTGTGTAAGCGCATTGTAACCCGCCCACAAGGTCGATCCCAACTCGCGCTTCTCTTCGTTGAACCGCTCCAACATGTAGTTCAAGCGGCGTTCATTTACCGACAAGCGTTCGTCAGTCTTGGCAGCTTCTGTATTCTTTTTGCAGATCGATTCCTTGAGGATGTCGGAAAATTGCTGGTTGGTCAGGCTGGCATTGCGCCACCGCATCATCTGCTCTTTCTGACCAGACCACATGCTAAGGCCCATCGTTGCCTTGCCAATCATCGCTTCCGCCGACACGTGGCCCCGATGAACCTTACGCTGGTGATAGGCTTTCTCACCGCCGAAAACGAGCGTATTGCGGCACAAGTCACGATATGCCCCGCTGAATATCTGCAAGGCCCAAGACATATCAACACTGTTGAACATATCCATCCGGCAGCGTA